TACGCAAACACCATCTCCACCACCAGTAAATGTAATACCTGGTCCAGAAGTATATCCATAGCCTGGATTAATTAGACGAACATCTTGAACAACTTGTGCTTTAGGATTAGCACTATCTGTACATACAACAATTCCACCAAGCATGTGTGCTGTTGCTATACCAGTCAATCCTCCAGCAGGTGCAGATCCAATTCCAATGGAAGGTGCGTAAATATATCCTCCACCTCTATTCTGTATATGAATCCATTGAATACCACCATCTACTATACCAGTCTCAGCAGTTGCTTGAGAAGCAGTACCAACCATTGTAAGAGTTGTGGTGGTTCCTTGAATAGTATTGATACCATCGTCTGTAGTACCATCAGGATCGTCTCCAACTAGGTTATCATCAATATCATCAATTCCAGTATCAATGACCTCATCCTCGTAACGGAAGAGTTCACAAGTAAGTTCATAAGTATATAAATCTTGGAGTTGATAATATGGTTTTGCATACTCAATATCCTTGATCTCGTATACACGATCATCAAGGGGGAACCATATTAAGTCACCAGATTTTGGTCTAGTTGATAGTTTAATATTAGCTTGATCTTCTATTAATGGTGTAATATAAGTTTCAAATCTTTCTCTTGATATAACTAACCTAACCTCATCCTGAGATTGAATACCAAATTTTGATAGAATATTTCCTGCACCAGAATACTGATCGTAGTTATCTACATATGCTTCAAGAGGTAATGCTAAATCAAATTTAGATTGAACAACTTCTCTAATTACTGATTTTTCAGTTGCAAACTTTCTTGGTAGATAAAATATCTCAACACCATAAGTTCTTAACTGTTCGTTTACTAAATCTTGAACTAAATTCTGTTCAGAACTAGTACCTTGTGTAAAATAGGGATTAAGTACCATAACACTACCCTATCATATCAAGTGGTGGAAGTTCATAAGTATTAGACATTTGATCTCTGATTATTTCCAAATCTTTTTCAGCGTCATCATAAATTTGTCTACCATTTAATTCAATCCCACCTGGTAGTTTTACTCCTTGGAATTTGATTAAATTTTGACCCCACTGCCTCTTCATAAGAGCAGTAAGATATTTCTTTAAGAAAGAATCATTCCAAACCTTAGAGTAAGAACTTGGGTCTAAAGTTGAAAAACAATCTATTATAACATAATCATCTTTACTTACAGTATTCCAATCAATATCCAAATATAATCTTTCTTGTCTCTTGTTAAATCTTATTTGTTTTTGAGTTGTTAATAGAAAATTTATATCCTCAAGATATGTCTTAGTCATTGCATAACTAAGAAGTTCTACAGCACCCCAATAGTAAATATCATTTAAAAATAACTGATATTTTACACTAAACATATTGTTTGTGATGGCATTGGATCCATCAAAATGAAATATCTTAGTAACTCCAATAACATTATTTGGGACTTTCAAATAATTACCATTTTCATTCCATGTAAATGTTTGAGTTGAACCATCAAAGCTCTCTTGAGCAGTGCTTGTTGTTATACCTGTAGCACCTGCCTTACCTGGTTGAGAGGTTCCTCTATCAATATCTTCTTGTGTAAGTTTATACTTAAAAAGTGCAGGATATACACCATCAAAATGTCTTTCCTGAAAAAACTGAACAGCATCATCCACCAAATCTTCTACCTGTTCATCAGCTATGTTAATCTCCAATACTGGAGCACCTAACTGCCTTTTACAGTAATCTACAAGTTCTGTTCGACTGGATGGTTGAGCCATTTAAGTATTATTCTCCTAAAATATTTATAGTGCAGATGAGATACCAGGTCTCACATAGATCATTCCATCAACAATTCTGTAGATGGTTGCTCCAGAACTAACCAGAACATCATACATGTATCTTCCTTGACTTAAACTTCTTGTATCAGTTGACCCCATAGAAATTGTAAATCCATAACCAACAGAAGCAGTAGTATCAATACCCACTGAAAAAGTAGCATCAGCAGTTGTACCAGATCCAATCGAAATGCTTTTCCTCATCTGAGAAGATCCTGTCCATCCACTTGTAGTATTAACTCCAAGAGAATTTGTAGTAGAAAAGTTATACCCTGTGTTTGAAGTATTAACTACCTCAAACGTCGCATTAAAATTAGCACCCGTATTAAGGGTCAAATTTACTGGGAATGCAACTCCAGCATCAGGATCAAAAATAACTTTATTATTTGCCATTGACTAACTCTTTAAGTAAAGATTTGATTTCACCAATTTCACCTTTAAGATCACTAAGATCTTGTTCCATAATATCGACTCTTTCATGCTCACTTCTTTTTTGCTTACGACGAGCCAAGTACTGATCATATTCAGACTGACTCGTATTAATAATACAATTTGTAGAAGGATCTCTAACTAAATTGCTATGATCCTTTACTTTAACATGATCTTTATTCATATTAAGCAAGAGCGATAACTCTTAGTTCCTTTATTCTAGGAACATAAGCCTGATTGGATGAAGTTAGATCTAACTTAATTCTAAATGATTTAAATGATGGCAAATCACTAGCAGAGAAAGTAAGTTCTTTATATACCAAGTCTTTAGATAAGAAACCACTAACATCAGATTTAGTTACTAAAGAATCTGGTCTTCCACTACTCTTATCAAGAGAAATAACCTGACCACGATCATTTGTGTTATCAAATCCAGGGAATGCAGTAAATATTGGTTCAAAATTCTCTGTTTCACTAATAGCATAAAATGCTCTAATGTCAGAGTATTCATTAATGTGTGCAGATAGAATAATCTTAACAGAGGTCGCAGAATTTTCTAAAGTATTTTCTTTAGAAACATATTGACATGATGTAGGATCATCCTTAAGACTGTTAACCCTATTATCAGTTAGATAATTTGAAACAGGTGTATCAACTCTATTAGTAGTCAAACATGCAGACATTCTTTGTCCATCAATAACAGGTGATAAACGAGAATCACTTGTTTGTAATGTCAATTCCATAGCAAATGATCTATTACCAATTAGATTTTCCATCCCTGCTTGAGATGTTTCATTAATCCTAGAAGCAATAATTCTAGGGGAATCAAGATAATTAGTTTTATTCAAAGTAACAAATTCGTCTCCTTGATTAATAAAGGATAAATCTGTTCCTTGACCAGAACCATCATTCATACTGGTTCCTGATGTTGATCTTATAGATGCACTAATATTTGTTCCAGGAACAGTAGTATTCTGAATCATTGGAGAAATAATTTCATACGGCATATTTTGAGTCGCATGAACATTAGCACCACCAGTGGTCTTAGAACTATTGATATAAAGTTTTCTGAAACTTTCAGAAGTGCTTCTACCAATACCCTGTTCACCTAGATCTAATTTTACATTATAAGAATCAAATGTTATTGGATTAGATACTGTAACATCATCCAATAAATGACTTCTATTAATTCTCCTAAGAGATATTCCACCGAGTTCATATTTTGTAATAGGAGTCCCTACAGCATAAGCTCTTGCATTAGATCCTCTAGTTATTCCACTAAGAGTTCCACCTGCAGAACTTGTATACTTGATAATTTCATCACCTATCTGTGCATATCCTGGATTGGTTGACGCAACAGAAACATTTTCAAATAATCCAAAGTTAGATGTTTGAGCAACAGATATTGCAGTTGTTGCATCAGATGCATATGCTACTGATAAGGTTGTTGGAACCTGATCAGGTTCTACCTTTGATAAGGTAACATAGTTTTGTTCATGGTGCATACCATGATTTCTATGATCAACATTAAAATGCAATCCATCACTTACGGTTTCAATCGTCCTTGCTTTAGTACTTCCACCGTTTATAGCAGTTCCAGTACCAACAGCAATATCATAGTAAATATCTGATGTTAAGTTAAAGTCTCCTTGAACTTCATCTAGAATTAACTGGTCTGTTGCTCCAATAGAAACCACAGATAATCTACAATTAAGTCCAGAAGCAAATGTTTGTATTCCTATAACATCACCAATTCGATAGCCACTTCCAGAATGAGCAACGGTAGCAGCAACTGCAACACCATTAGCAACATGAAGATCGACTGTCATATCACGACCTTTTCCAGTTATATTGGTTACTGCAATTCCAAGGAATCCATCACTACCTGATGCAGGAGTATATCCTATACCAGCATTAATAACATTAAGATTACCAGTTGCAATACCAGCAAAAGCAGTTAATCTTCCAGTAGCAGTTCTATAAGAATTTGCATCCTGTTGGTAAACTTCTGTACCAGTAGTAAAGGTATGATTTGAAAGTTCACTTAATGTTGTTCCTAATCCAACTCTTAGTTCTTTTGAAACTAAGTTGATTGAATCTGGCATTAGTTTTGGAACTTGTCCATTACCCTGAGTTAATATAGGACTGTAAACATTAACAGTTCCTTCTAAATCAAATTCACATCTATTCAATTTAAATTTAAGATCTTCCCACTGACTTGCTTCCCAAGTTTGTGCGTTCTGTGATTTAAATAATGATCCAAGGAATGGTTGCTGAGAAACAGCTTCATCTGTTATAAGATCATTTTCACCAACTCTAGAAGTGTATACCTCATACTTAGTTGACTGTGATTGAAGAACCACACAATAAGTACCTGTTGCTTCTAAGTAAACAGGTGCTTCAAAATGGAATCTAGTTGGAGCAGAACCGTCTGTAGATGTAGCAATTTCACTTGGTTGTTTTGATACTAATGAAAGAGGTATGATGTTTTCTGTAGGATATCCATTACTCATCGGTCTTAAATGAGCGAAGCAAGGAATATCTTCATCATCTACTTCAGCAAAGTAAACATCAACACTACTCATAAACACACCAGTTGCATCACCAACATAGAATGATTGTGCAAGAGGATCATCATCACTCCAGTTGTTCGTTGGAACTGG